CAAGCCGAGCAGAGAGCCAAAATGGAGTTACTAAAAGCCGCTATGGCTCAGAGCAAGGGTAAACCCGGAGTTTAATAATGGCAAAAACCGTCTTTGACGTGCTAGATGAAAAGTATGACGAGCATATACGCTCTGCTAAGGAGTTACTTGCTGATGGGGGTTGTAAAGACTTTTCCCATTACAGGAACCTTTGCGGCTTCATTCAAGGTCTGAATGTCGCAAAACGTGAGTTAGGAGACCTTATGCGCAACTTTATGGATGAAGACAATGACTGAACAAGTCGCAGTATCTGACGAAGAAATGGAACAACAAATCCCTAAGCCTGTTGGATACCGAGTGCTAATCGCCCTCCCAACGGTTGAGGAAAAGTACGAATCAGGGATTGTAAAAGCTGACCGCACTCTGAATGAAGAGCGAATCCTGTCTACGATGGGCATTGTTCTTGATATGGGCGCCGAAGCTTATAGCGATAAAGAGCGTTTCCCTAACGGCCCGTGGTGCAAGATTGGTGACTTTGTAATGTTCCGTCCCAACTCCGGCACTCGCTTTAAAGTCAACGGTCAAGAATTGCGTCTTCTTAATGACGACTCTATCGAGGCCGTGGTGCCAGATCCAAAAGGTGTAACCCGCGCAACATAACCCACGCTTAGCGTGTGCAAGGAGTAGAAGATGGAAAAAGTAGAATTTACTTTTCCTGATCCAGATCAGGAATTTAAACTAGAAGTAGAAGGGCGAGATTCAGAAAAACCTGAAGAGGAAAAGCCGGCTAAGAAAGCGCGGGCAGAATCCGAAGAGGTTGAGATTGAAGTCGTTGACGATACGCCTAAAAACGATCGCAACCGCAAACCCTCAGAACCCCCAGAAGACATTACCGACGACGAACTAGAGGATTACTCTGAGAAGGTTCGCAAACGTCTTCAGCACTTTAGTAAAGGCTATCACGATGAACGTCGCGCAAAAGAGACAGCTTTCCGTGAAAAGGAAGAGGCTCTACGCATTGCACAACAGCTGGTAGAAGAGAACAGTAAGCTTAAAGGCACGGTAGGTAAAAACCAAGAGATTTTGCTTGACCAAGCCAAGAGAGCCACGAATGCCGAGCTTGCGCAGGCGAAGGTGCGGTATAAGCAGGCGTATGAATCCGGCGACTCCGATGCGGTATTGGAAGCGCAAGAAGCGTTAACTGCGGCAAAGATTAAAGCTGACCGGCTAAGTAATTTCAAATTACCTCCTGTACAACAAGAGGAAAAAGTAGTACAACAACAACAAATCGCTCAAGCACCGCCTGCTGACGACAAAGCTGTGAGATGGCAACAAAACAACTCATGGTTCGGATCAGACGATGAAATGACAAGTTTCGCGCTTGGGTTGCATCAGAAATTAGTAAAACAGGGTGTAGACCCTAGAGGTGATGAGTACTACGAGAAGATTAATTCTCGTATGCGACAGGTGTTCCCAGAGGAATTTTCCTTTGAAGAATCCGAACAAGTGGAAGATAAGCCCCGCAAAAAGGCAAATGTAGTCGCCCCTGCAACGCGCAGCACTGCGCCCAAAAAGATCGTGCTGACACAAACGCAGGTTGCCATTGCAAAACGGCTTGGAGTACCGCTTGAACTATACGCCCAAAAGGTTGCTGAAGAGATGAGGAAATAATCATGGCTGAAAACCGCTTAAATCGTGAACTGGAAACCCGTGAAAAAACTACCCGTAAGCGTTCGTGGGTACGGCCTGAAACATTGCCAAGCCCGCTGCCACAAGACGGCTGGAGTTTCCATTGGGTACGAGTATCGACGCGTGGTGAAGCAGACGCGATGAACTTTTCTTCTAAACTTCGTGAAGGTTGGGAACCATGTAAGGCAGTAGATCACCCCGAGATTCATTTGATGCACGTCGAAAGCGACCGCTTCAAGGACAATATCGTGATTGGTGGTTTGATGCTTTGTAAGGCCCCGTCCGAAATGGTTGCGGAGCGGAACGAGCATTATCAAGCTCAGACCGATTCTCAAATGCGTTCGGTAGATCACAGTTTCATGCGCGAAAATGACCCACGTATGCCGCTATTCAATGAGCGAAAAACAAAGGTTACTTTCGGAAAAGGTAATTAATCTTAGGAGTTAACAATGGCTTATCCTACTGTAAGCGCCCCCTATGGCTTGAAGCCGATCAATTTGATCGGTGGACAGGTCTTTGCGGGTTCTACGCGCAAAATGCGCATCGCAAGTGGTTATGACACCACTATTGGCTACGGCGACCTATTGGTCAAAGTGAGCGACGGCACCGTGGCGCGTTCTGCTGCCACTACCGCTAAACCCACCGGCGGCTTCGCTGGCGTATTCCTTGGTTGTGAATACATCAACCCGAGCACAGGGCAGCTACTGTTTAGCCAGTACTTTCCCGCCAATACGACTGTAACAAGTGGCTTTATCACGGCTTTTGTTTGTGATGATCCAGATGCTTTGTTTCAAGTTGCTGTCGTTTCAGGCACAACTGTTGTGACTGGCGTTCAATACACCTCGGTTGGCGAAAATGCTACTTTGGTTAATAACGCTGCATTGGCATCAACAGGTAACTCACAAGTTGCGCTGCTTGCTACAACCGCTACGACTGATACGTTGCCAATTCGCATTGTTGATGTTGTTCCTGCTACCGCTTTTGTTTCTGGCGGCAACACGTTCTTTCCGGAAGTGATCGTCAAGCTCAACTTCGGTATGCACGCCTACGACACCGCCATCGGCGTATAAGGAGCTAAATCATGGCTATTTCACGCGCGCAGTTACTAAAGGAATTACTCCCCGGGCTCAATGCACTCTTTGGTCTTGAGTATAAAAAGTACGGCGAAGAGCACAAAGAGATTTTTGAAACGGAATCTTCAGAGCGTTCATTCGAAGAAGAGACAAAGCTTTCTGGCTTCTCGGCAGCTCCTGTCAAGAACGAAGGCGCGGCTCTTGCGTATGACAATGCTCAGGAAGCATGGACTGCACGTTACGTCCACGAGACTATCGCAATGGGCTTTTCGATCACTGAAGAAGCGATTGAAGACAACCTGTACGACTCACTGTCTTCGCGTTATACGAAGGCTCTGGCTCGCGGTATGGCTTACACAAAGCAAGTTAAGGCTGCAAACATCCTTAATAACGCTTTTGCGGCTGGCGTAACTTACGGCGACGGTCAAGTTCTGTGTTCAACAGCACACCCATTGGTGTCTGGTGGCACAAACAGTAACCGTCCTACAATTGCTTCTGACTTGAACGAGACTTCTTTGGAAGCCGCCGTTATTCAGATCGCAGCCTACACAGACGAGCGTGGTCTTTTGATCGCCGCCAAGCCTAAGAAGCTGATTATTCCTAGCGCACTCCAATTCGTTGCAACTCGCTTGCTCGAAACAGAACTGCGTGTGGGCACAGCCGATAACGACTTGAACGCAATCAAGAACAACGGCTCAATCCCCGGTGGTTACGCAGTTAACCACTACTTGACCGACACAAACGCTTGGTTCTTGTGCACAGACATTCCTAACGGTCTGAAACACTTCGTTCGCACTCCAATGCAAACCGCAATGGAATCTGACTTTGATACTGGCAATTCTAGGTACAAGGCGCGCGAACGTTATTCATTCGGAGTCAGCGACCCCTTAGCGCTGTATGGATCGCCCGGGGCTTCTTAACCTTATAAATCAAGCACTTAGGTGATTTAGACCCCGCTTAAAAGGCGGGGTTTTTTATTAATTGTTGACAGAATCACACACGCCCGTGTATATTGTAATCTCACTAGCTTTGTAACGGAGATACCATGAAAGGGCAATTCATCTATAAGATTATTAACACCGTCAACGGAAAGTTTTACGTAGGCAGCACCACAAACACGAGAGAAAGGTTTCGGGTGCATAGAAATCGTTTGCGCAATAACAAACATCATTCTCGGCACTTGCAGGCAGCGTGGAACAAGTACGGCGAATCTATGTTTGTGTTTCACGTCATTGAAGATATTTCTGACGATCAGTCTTTGCAGAGCGCGGAAGATGTTTGGCTGATCGCTCATGTCGGGAAGCCGTATTGCTACAACACAAGCTTATATTCGGACGCCCCAATGCGAGGGCGTTCTGGCGACAAACACCCAAACTTTGGCAAGCCTCTGTCAGAAAAGATGAAGCAAACCATCTCTGACGGTCTAAAAGCACATTACGCAGAATATGAACACCCGCGAGTAGGTAAAACGCACTCTGAGGAAGCAAAGGCCAAAATAAGCGCCAAAGTTCAAGCCTCACTTGCTAACGGGCGTGGAGGCAAATTCATTCCCTCCGCTGAAAAACGGCAAAAAATGTCAGACGCACTCAAAGGGAACCAATGCGCCAAAGGATACAAGCGCACAGACGCCGAACGCGAAGCGATACGACAGCGCACACTCGGCAATCAGAATTGGCTGGGTAAACAACATACAGAAGAATCCCGCGCCAAGATGAGCAAGCCTATCCACGTTATGCCGGACGACATTGTTTTGCCCAGTCTGACGGCGGCGCTACAAAAGTACGACCTCAAAATGCCCACGCTTAATCGCGCCCTCAAATCCGGCAATCCAATATCCAAAGGTAAGATGGCAGGGTACTCATTTAAATATTCTCACTTCATCTCAGACGAGGTGAGAAGTGCTTGCATACTCACACCAAAAGAAGTATAAATAAGCATCTGGGACTCCCCAGCTTTACTGACCGCCCCAGCGGACGATGCA